ATAAATAGTGTAACTAATGCTAATATGGTTAAGGTATCTAGCGTAGCCAAAGCTGCCATAGGTAAGATAGGTAGTATAGATGCCCCGTCAGCTGGAGCCACTTTTGCAGATGCTAAGTCATTAGATTTTGACGGTACAGATGATTTTGTCTTAACAGGTCTTGAATTTGTTAATAGAAATGTTACAATTTCATGTTGGTTAAAACGGGATACTTCTAATTACTTTGAAGCTATATTTGGAGATATGTCTTCAGACAGAACAAATACATTGTGGTTCAATACTTATTTTAGTGGAGGATTTTGGATTCATATTGGTGATGGTTCTGCTTTTTATAATGTGACTACCACAGGCGTAAATATTGCAGATGGAAATTGGCATCATGTAGTTTTTAGAATAGGGGGCGATGACGCGTCCGATAATAATATCGATCCTAAAGTATGGGTTGATGGTGTGTTAAAACTCGATGCGACTGAGGAAACTGATAAAAACTCCGCAACCGTTGAATTTGGTGTTGGTACTACCTCGCACGGTACTAGTGGAGGATCTTTTGAAGGTAATATAAATGATGTAGCTGTTTGGCAAAAACAACTAACAACAGCAGAAGTTGTTGAAATTTATAACAGTGGAGACCCTACTGATTTAAGAGTTGATACTGGTAATTATGCAAGCGCTGATGATTTAATAGGATACTGGTGGATGGGGGATGGAGATACTTATCCTACTATTACAGATCATAGTGATGAAGGGAATGATGGTACCATGACAAATATGACAAGCGGTGATTTGGTAGAAGATGTACCTTAAAATAAATAAATATGGCATACGAAAATAGAAAATACGTAATAATAAATGCTTCAGAAGTCGGTTCAGTTGACTTCTCGCAAGTAAATGAAACATCGGCGAATACTTTAAGATATTCCATAGATGATTCAAAAACATTTGTAAAATTTGATGGAGATACTCCAAGTTTTTTAAGTGGTAAAACACAGTATACTCACAGTGAAATACTTACTATTTTAAATGGAGAAGATTGGACTTCAGAAATTCCAGAGTAAATGGCATACGCAAAAGTAAATAGTGTAGAGATTGGGAATTTAGCTAAGATTAGTAATATAGCTAAATCTGGTTTTGGTAAAATAGCTGGTGTAGATGCCCCGTCTTCTTATTCAAATGCAAAATCATTAGCATTCGATGGTACTAATGATGTACTAGTAATGGCTGAACAAACTTATGATTTGGGTAGTTGGAGTGTGTGGATGAAAACTTCAGATGATCTACTTGTATGTTTTAGTGCGGGTCATTGGTACTATTTTTACAGTCTTTATGGTGGATTAAGATTTGGATATAGAGGTGGATCTGATGTTATAGTAAGTGGGGCTAATAGAATTGATGATGGTAATTGGCATCATTTTGTAATAACTCTTGAAAGAGATGGTGACCTAGGGGTAGCAAATACTGTTAAAAAATTCTATATAGACGGCTCTCTAGCCAACACTTTTAATGATACACTGACTTACGACCTTGATAATACTGATAACCAAGTATTAAAATTTGGAGATACCATTAATGGTTGGCAGCCACTTGTAGGGAATATAGATGAAGTTGGTTGGTGGGATGACAGTACATTAACAGCCGCAGAAGCAACTGCGTTATATAATAGTGGAACACCTATTGATTTAAAAACAGATGCAGGGGATTACGCGAGTAGCGGTGATTTAACAAGTTATTGGAGAATGGGAGACGGAGATACATACCCAACTATTGAAGATAACAAAGGAAGTAACGATGGTACTATGACAAATATGGGAGCCGAGGATATAGAAGACGAAGTACCTTCTTAAAATAAAATAACGATGGCATACGCTAAGATAAACTCAGTAACTAACGCTAACATGGCTAAAGTTAGTAGCGCAGCGAAAGCAGCGTTGGGTAAGATTGGTAGTATAGATGCTCCGTCTTCTTTTGCAAACGAATATTCAATAAGTTTTGATGGCAGTAATGATTATGTAACTATGGGAGATATTGATATTTTAGATGGTCAAGATACGTTCACAATATCTAC